GTCCGGTTTCCGGTGCCCATCTTCGTGCCGCAAGATCTTGAGTTCGCGTTCGTATTCAGAACCGACGACCCAACTCATGCGCTGTCCATCGCCCGCCTTGGCCAGGTGGACATCGCGAGCGGAAAGGCTGTGTCCGCGCAACCCTATACTGTCGGAGTGCTTCTCGCGTCGTCCAACAATTCGACGTGGACGCCGATTCAGGATGCCGATCTCACGTTCCAAATCGCGGGCTGCAAATTCAATCCGACAACCAAGACGATCGAACTGCGCACGATTGCGATAACGCAGGTGTCGGATTTCCTGATCCGCGCGGCACTCGAGCTCCCGACCGAGGCTGTCAATGCCTACTTTGAGGTCAAGCGCGCGGATGGAACCGTTCATCGCATGGCGCCGTTTCAGCCATTGCCTCTCCCAGATTTCTACACGGAGAACGTCACGGTTCGCGTGGTTCTTTCCGGAACCGAAAAGGTGAGCCCCGTTCTCTATCCCGATGTCGTATTCATCGCCGGACGTGTAAGAACAGCAGCCAACTATGTGACCAAGGCGTTTGATGCAGGCACCAACATCCGGATCACAAACTACTTCAAGTCCTTCACTCCAGGATCTTCAACGGTGTCAACGTTCGTCGATAAAGTCGATGGCGTTTATCTCTCCCTCCCCGAAGTGAGTTCGGCTCCTCTCGACCTCGGATGGCAGGACAAGAAGCGCCAGATCACTGGCTTCACCGGAGCGAAGGCAAGGTTGCGTATTATCATGACGGGCACGCCAGCGAACCGCCCGAAAGTAGCCGACTTCACAGCGGTCATGGTGTAGCCAGATGGTCGATATCGTCACCACGAACAGGAACTATCCGAAGCCGCATCTGTCCAATACGCCGCCGACCGATATTCCAAAGCTTCAGGCGGCTCTGGACGCGATCGACGCGGACATGCAGCAAGCGCTTCTCGCCGCACTGTCCGCCGCGCCGCAATCGGCACTTGCCGGTCTGATCGCGGCGTCGGAGAAGGGGGCGATCAACGGTGTGGCCCCGCTGGACACGGCGGGGCGGGTTTCAGAGCAATATCTCCCGGCATCGGTCATTGGCGCGCCGCAATTCATCGACGTTTGGACGCCCGCCACCAATACTCCGACGATTGCTGCCGCCGCCACCGGAAATCGCGGCAACTACTATCTCGTCGGCACTGCGGGCACATCAACCGCCCCCATCGCGCAGGCATGGGGAGTCGGCGACTACATCATATCCACCGGCACGGCATGGAAGCGAATCCCTGCGATCACCGGCGTTTCTTCGGTGGCCGGCAGAACCGGGGCCGTCACTCTGTCAACCGCCGATATCTCAAACTCCTCGGCTAGCAGCCGGGCCGTCATGGCCGCAGCCGACTACGCTGCGATCCGCACGCTTCTTTCGTTGGGATCGGCCGCTCTCCTGGCCGCAGGCACCGCGACCGGCAACGTTCCGGTCCTCGCCGCGCCGAACAAGCTTGGTGCTCTGGACGGCGGCAACCTGACCAATCTTCCTAACCTTGAGGCATCGGCTCAGGCCCATGGCGTGATGACGCAGGTCCTCAATCTGAGCTACACGAGGTCCGGAACGACTGTCACCGTCATCCATTCGGCGCATGGCATGGCGACCGGCCATTGGTGCAAGGTGGTTGTCACCTCCGGGACAGCGACCACTGGCCTCTATCAGATCACCGTCGTGGACGTAAACACCTGGACGTTTACAGACTCGGTTTCCGGCGCGACTTCCGGAACCCTGTCGCGGGACGCTTGGCTGAAGCGGCAACTCAACATCTCAAACGTCAACCGGCAACTCGCTGGCCGCCACGCTTGGTTCTTTCAGACGCCCATGCCAGGCCCTCACCCCGTTATCACCGGAAACTGCTTGACGCCGTCAGGTCCGTTCGGTGCCGTGTTCGGAACTGATGTCGTCACGATCCGAAACGTCAACAGATTTGTGAGTACGACCGGCATCCCAGGGAGCCCCTCTGAGGATGCATCTATCATCGACTTCATCGTCTTCGCTTAAAAGGAGAAGCAACCCATGAGCACCCCAATTACGGGCCTAGAATTTCAGACGCAGGGCGCCGAATCTCGCTCTGTGATCGCCTCGGATATGTCCGTGATCGGATTGATCTGCGGAGCCAACAACGCAGACTTCGCGACATTCCCCGTTGACACCCCGGTCTCGTTCGCGTCGAACGACACGGCGTACACGGGAAAGCTGGGAGTCAACAATACGGCGGTCGACTCGATCAACCTGATCAACGCCCAACTCGGCGAATTCCAGAGCGCGGCTCGCATCGTGTTTGTCCGCATCCCGGAGACTCCGGCGAACCCGGCACAGACCTTTTCCCGCATCGCCGGTAACTCGACCATCAAAACGGGAATGTGGGCATTTACGAAAGCTGGCCCGGAACTCGGCATCATCCCCCGCATCATCATCGCTCCGGGATACACGTCATTCCAAAACAGCGGTGTCGCCACCGCCACCGTCACCGTTCAAGGTAACAACTATGCCACGGCGCCAACGATCACGGCGACCGGTGGCACCGGCAGCGGTGCTGCGGCCACGGCTGCGTTTTCCGCCGGCGCGGTCACGACGATCACTATCACTGCTGGCGGCACCGCCTACGGCATTCCTCCAAACGTCGTCTTGACCGGCGGCGGCGGCACTGGTGCAGCGGCAGAAGCCATCATCACCAATGGTGTCGTGACGTCGATCTTCGTCACCGCCGGCGGCACTGGTTACACCAGCGCGCCAGCCGTTAGCTTCACCCATGGCGGCGGCACAGCTGTCCTGACCGCGGTGGTCACCGGCCTCAACGTTACCGCGATCACCGTGACCAACGGTGGCTCCGGCTACACCTCCGCCCCAACCCTGTCGTTCTCTGGTGGCGGCGGCACGCTGGCCGCCGGTACGTGCACCATCGATCAACTCGCCAATCCGGTTTGTGCCGCCTTGCCTGGCCTTCTTGACCAGTTGATGGCGGTGGCGATCGTCGATGGACCAAACTCGACACTGACCGCGTTCAAGAATTGGGAACAGACCATCGAGTCGAAGCGCATGATCGGATGCGAAACGGCGGTCAAGGTCGGCGTCAACGGCGTTCTCAAACCGGCGTCGCCGGCGCTCGCCGGGCTCATGGTCAAAGCCGACTTCGAGACCGGCGGAATCCCGATGCGCTCCATTGGAAACAGGGCCATTCAAGGCATCGTGGGCGCTGGCCGCCCAATCGCGTTCTCCTGGACCGATGGCGCCGTTGAAGGACAGCAAATCATCGCCTTCGATGGCGGAATCATCGTTCGCGCCGAGGCGGGCGTCGAAACGGCGGTGTCGTCTAACGGGTTCATTTTCCTCGGAACGAACTCAATGACGGCCGACACAAACTGGCAATTCTACAACCAGGTCAGGGTCCGCGACTACGCACATCTCGCGTTGCTCAAGACGCTGCGGTTCTTCATCCAGCGCTACAATCTGACCGGTCACACGTTGCAGTCTGTGTACAACACGATGTACGATTTCTGCTCATCGCTGAAAGCCCGAGAGGCAATCATCGATTTCAGGATCAGCATCCCGACGGACATCAACACTGCGGGAGAGCTGGCGATCGGCCACATCACCTTCGATCTGAAGATGGAAGAGCCGCCGCCCCTCAACTTGATCACCATCCGCTCGCAGAAGTACAGGTCGGTCTACGATGGCCTGATTGCGAACCTGCAAGCTCAACTTGATGCGGCACTCTAACTAGGAAAGGACCAACCACATGGCTGGCTCGAATCTCTACATTTTTGAAGCGGGAAACATCTTCTTCAGCGACATCCCGAACGAAAGCAACCACCTCGAATTGTCGGAAATCAAGCTCCCCGATATGGAGTACCAGGTTGAAGGGCATGCGCCGGGCGGCGGCGTGATGGGAATTAACATCGCGATGCCGATGGTCACGGCGCTCGTTGGAAGTTGCAAGCTCAAGGGGATCAACCCGGATCGCTTGAAGCTGTTCGGCATCGGCGGCGTGGCCCGCCGAAACATCACGGTCTACGGCGTGATTCGCGACAAACGCGAGAACAAGCAGACCGAGTTGAAGGCAGTGATGAACTGCTGCATCCACAACATTTCCGGGACGGCCTGGACTCGCGGGAACGGAATGGATCACGATCTCAAGTTCTCCGACATGATCCGTTACAGGCTCGACATGGATGCAAAGCCAGTCTGGGAAATCGACGGATTTACCAACACGTTCAAGATCGGCGGCATCGCCCAGAACGATCAGTCAAACCGCATTCTCCGCGTCCCGGCGGTGGCGTAACCCATGGCTGACGAAGCAGAAGTCAAGAAGGCGCCGGAACCTCCGAAGTTCATCGGCACCAAGCCCCGCAGCGAGAAGGTCCCTCTGGAGTGGCCGGTCGAGTACGACGGCAAGGTCTGGGATGAGATTGAGGTGCGGCGCATGTCCGTGACCGATATCGCGACGATGAGCGATGACTCTAGAAACTTCCCGATGTTTGACGCGCCGCGGGAAGTGATGGACGCGCTCGACGTGGACGACGACATCCGGGTGCGGGAGGTCGCCGACCGTTTTTTGCCCCAAGGTTTCAAGGCCAAGAAGGAGCCGTAAGGGCAGACCTAAAACTATGGCGCACCTACGCCGCGTTGGTGGCGAAGGAACTGCACTTCCCCGTGCCTGATCTCCTCGCGATGTCTTTCGATGAACTTATCGAGTGGTACGAGCAACTCATTCTGATGGCGAAATCCGATGCCTGATCTCACGTCACGGCTGATCCTTGAACTGATCGACCGTCTGTCCGTGCCAGCCGGCGCGGCCGCGAAGTCGCTGAAGCAAGTCGAGGACTCGGCCAAGAACATCGGCAAGGGCGTCGATTTTCAGGAGCGGATGGCCGGGCAACTGAGGTCGTTGCAGGGCCAGGCCAAGCAAATCCAGACGCTGAAGACGCAGATGGGCGACTTCAGTTCTACCAGGCAGGCCTTTGCCGAGGCCAGGCGGAATGTGGAGCAACTGGCACGGCTGCACGCCGAGGCCCGAGCGAAGATGGCCGACTTCGGCGACGTCAAGCTGGGGCGCGGCGACAAGTCTGTGTTTGCCCAAGCCGTGCGGGCGCAGCGCGGGGAACTGAAAGACCTCGAGGCGCAGCTCAACGTCGCAAAGCGTATGGTCAAGCGCGCCGCTGCGGAAGTCGATGGCGAGATCGGCAAGATGAAGGGCGCCACGGCGCGGCTCGGCATCGGCTCGTTCAGCGACGTCAATGCACGGGAACAAGAAGTCTTGGCGTCGATCCGGCGGGTCAACGCCGAACTGCAACGGCAGAGGCAATTGATGCCTGGAGGCGGCCGTGGCGGCGGCGGTCCAGCGGTTCCGGGCGGGGTTCCACCTGGTGGCGGCGGCCGGCCAATCACAGGCGGCGGCAGCCCGCTCCGTATCCCCTACGGCGGCCTCGCGGGTGGCTACGGTGTTTGGCAGGCCGGGCAATACGCTTACGACTACGAGAAGGCCAAAAACTATATGGCGGCCCGATCCGGTTGGAGCGAAGCCGAAGCCCAGGCATTCAACATGTACGCGCGGCAGTATGCGGTTCAGTCCGGACGAGCCCCCGGCGGCCCAAAGGGCATCATGGACATCGGCGAAAACTTCGGCAAGTCAGGCCTGTCCATGCCGGCGGCGAAGGGCAGCGCTCCCGCCGTTCTCGACTTCGCAAGATTTGGGGACATCTCCGAAGAAGATGCAGCCAAATACATCATCTCCGCCGCGACGCAGTTCAAAAAGCCGATGGGGACGGTGGAGGAAGCCAAGGGCACATCGAGATACTTCGCCGACCTCATGTCTTACATCGCTAACAAAACGCAAGGTGACGTTCGGGACGTAGGGGCTGGCTTCAAATACGCGGCGCCGTACGCTGCCGCCCTTGGGATATCCCCGGAACAATTGGCCGCCGCTATCGGCGTTCAGTTGAAGGGAGGCCTTCGCGGCGATGACGCTGGTGTTGCTCTCCGGTCGATGATGGTCAAGATGGTGAAACCGACCCAAGACGGCGGCCAGGCGATGGCGGAACTTGGATTGAACATCGGCGACTACGTAACCACAATGCGGCCATTCACCCCCAAAGAGGCATCGGCGGGCATCCGATCAATGCAGGGCAAGTTGAAGCCAGGGTCGGATGAAAGACTCCAGACGCGGATGGATAGCCTGCAAGGCGCGTCATTTGAGAAGGTCCAGGCGGAGTTGGTCGATTTCTTCAACGAAGAGACCGGAGCGAATACCGTTCAGGACAAGTCTAAGATTTCCAAGTGGATTTCCCGGTTTCTGTCCAGTCAAATCGAAGAACTCGACATTGATAGCCTGTTCACCGACCTCGACGAAAAGGGGGCCACCCCTGGTCACTTAGCGCGCATCTTCGATGCGAGGCACGCCGCGAAGATGCTGCTGCTCAAGGACAGGGAGGCATACGATGAACTGCTCGCTGGCACCCGGACCGAAGCGCCGGGCTCGGCGGCGCGCGGCGGCGAACGAGCGTCTCGAGGCATTGTTGGTGCGTGGTCCAGGTTCACGTCGTCGGTCCAGGACTTTGTTGTCACGCTTGGCGAGTCCGGGCTGGTAGAGATGGCGACAGTTGAAATTCAGGACGCGGCGAGCCTGGTCAAAGAAGTGAAACAATTCTCTCAGACCGGTGGACGCCTGGGCCGTTGGTGGCGCGGTGAGGCGGGGCCTTCCGATTCTCCGATGGGGACAGCGATGAACGGTCGCTTTGGTCGCAGGGGTGGAGACATCGCCCCTCCCGATCTCGGCGCCGTCATGCACCAACGGGAGCGAGACGCCATGGCGGCGGCGCGCCGTGACGCAAGCCTCCGGCATTCGGCGTTGCGCGCGATGGGAGGGCGTGTCGCATTGCTTCCCGATCAAGCCTCATCTCCTCCCATGCATCGCCAGGCCGGCGGCGGACGATATGGCATGAACATGCCCGAGACGATCCAGCCCAAGGTCGAGGTCCAAGGCGTCGAGACGGCGAAGGCCGACACGTCCGAACTCACCAAGGCCTTCCAGGATCTCAGCGCCGTCACGGCGACGCCAAGCGTCGTGGTGCAGGGCATCGACGCTATGCTGGCCAAGGTGGCGCAACTGAAAGCCGCCATTCTGAACCTGCCGAGCCTGTCCGGCGCTGCGGCCGGGCTGCACGGCGATGCTGGCATCGCGCCGGGCGCGGGCCAGGGCGGCGGCGGCTGGTAATGCTGTACCAGGTCGGAACGGTTCAGTTCGAGGTATTGCCCTTCAACACGCACGACGTGTCTGGCGACTCGTCCACCGACTACGCCGACAAGGATGTGGTTGGCGCAAGGCGACCGGCGGAACACGTCGGCGAAGGCGAGGAAAACCTGTCTCTCAAGGGGAAGATATTCCCCCACGCGATCGGTGGGCTGTCCAGCTTGAACGAACTCCAGGCCCTTCGGGCATCCGGGCGCCCGCAATTTGTGATGCGAGGAGACGGCACCGTCATGGGTTGGTTCACGATCCGCCAGATTTCTCAGCAGCACAGCCATCTTGATGTGCGCGGCGTCGGCGGCATGATCGACTTTGAGGTATCCATGAAGCGTGCGCCGGACGGCTCGTTCTTCGACCAGATCGAAAACATCTTCTCGTTGTTGTCGTAACCGATGATCCCGGTCCAAGCCGAAACTGTCACCGTCAACGCCGAGGGCCTGACCCTAGACATCATCCTGTGGCGGAAGTTCCGCCGCCCGATGCCAGGGCTGTTCGAGGCTACCCTTGCCGCGAACACAGGGCTGGCCAGTCTCAGCCCTATCATTCCGCTCAACACGGTGTTCACCATCCCGGCCACTACTCTTGACGTTGCTGACGCACAGGACGTGGTGTCGCTTTGGGACTGATCTACTCCGTCAACATTGCCGGTCAGGAAATCTCGGCCACGCTTGAGCCGATCCTGATCGACCTCTCGGTGTCGCTGCGTGCCGGCACCACATCGGACCAAGCCTCGATCACCGTTGACGACAGCAAGGGCCGGATCCGGATGCCGAAAGACGGGGACCCAGGAGTCGTGTCGATCCGCGGCGTCGAGGTGTTTCGCGGCACGGTCAACGACGTTTCCAGCAAGGGCGATCGCGGCGGCGGCCGCACGCTGGCCATCGGGCTCAACGGCATGGACACCAAGGGCAAAGCAAAGGAGCAAAAGCTCAAGCATTGGGACCAAGCCCCGGTGAAGAAAATTCTGGAGGACGCGGGCAAAGCGGCTGGCGTCAACGACGTTCGTGTCGATCCGGAAATCGGGTCGCAAACCATCGAATATCTGTTGCAGCACCAGGAGAGTTTCATCCATTTGGGCCAGCGGCTCAGCGTGATGTTGGGCGGAACTTTCAAGATCATGGGAGACCGTGCGATCTTCGTGAAGCGCGGCGCGGCGACATCGGCGTCGGGACAACCACTTGTTCCTGTCATCGCCAGATGGGGCGAGGGCGGCAACCTGCTCGGCTGGGATATCACCCCGATCATCGGCCGGGCCAGGCACAAGACGGCGAAGGTCCGGCACTACGACAAGAAGAAGGCGGAGTGGCAGCAAGAGACCTCTGATAGCGATGACCAAGGAGCGGTTGCGGCGCACACCGCCCGCTATGGCGCCGCCAACAAGGATGAGGCCAAGAGCCGCGCAAAATCTGACAGCGCCTCGGCCGATCGGGAGCGGGGCGGCGGTTCAATCGAAATCCTCGGGAACGAGCGGGCTCAGCCTGAAGCGAAGGTCACCATCGTCGGCGCCAGGCCGGGTATCGACGGAACCTATACGATCGACGGCGTAATTCATAAGGTGAGCAGGGGCGGCGGATTCGACACCTCTCTCCAACTCAAGCAACCAGGCGGCGGCGCAGGAACAGATACCAGATGACAGACGCGACCTACTTCGAAGAGGAACCGATCTGGCGCGGTGACGTCGATACCCTTAACCTGTATTGGGTTCCGGCGGTGTTGACGGAGTTCCCCACGCTGATGGCCGGCCGCGTGCTGGCGCATTTCAAGCTCAACCCCACCGACCCATTCCCGACCGCAACGATCGACACCGCAGCGGTTCCGGCCAGCGTGACCCGAAGCGTGGTCGCCGATCCCGGCGGCGAACTCGACGGCTACGCCCTGATGCAGATCAACCTGACCTCGGCTCAGACCACGCTGTTCACCAAGGACATCGTCTACTTCGACGTCATCGTCTACGACGGCGTCACGCCGCGGCGGTTGCCCGGCGAATTCGAGTGGCCGGTCATGCTGCCGATCACGAGGCCCTGATGACGAAACCCATTCTGGCCGGCTGGAGCAAGCGCACCGGTATCGTTACGGTGCACGGCGGCGAGGGCAAACTCGTGCTGCGCCGCGTCGCGGTCGTCGTTCCTCCAGTGTCGCTTCGCGGTCCGCCAGGCGGAAAGGGTGACAAAGGTGATCCCGGATCAGGAGGAACGGGACCCCCTGTCCAGTTCAATCAGGCCACGCCGAATGGAACATGGATTATCACGCATAACCTCAACCGTCGCCCGGCGGCCGTGACGATCTATCTGAATTCCGGGGAAGAGGTCGAGGCCGACGTAGTGTCCACGACAACAGTTGCAACCATCACCTTCGCTACCGCCCAATCGGGCCAAGCGGTTTTGATCTAAGGAGAACACCATGGCGAAGAAATTCCTGAACGGCATTGATCTTACGGGGCAGAAGCTCGTAGGCGTGGGCGACCCGTCTGCGGCGACAGATGGCGTCAATCTGCAGACCATGCAGAACTTTGTCCGCGGTCTTTCATTCAAGGACGCGGTTCGCGCCGCATCGACCGCGAACCTGACCCTGGCCACGCCCGGTGCCAGTATCGACGGCGTGGCCATGGCGGCAAACGATCGGTTCCTTGCCAAGGATCAAACCACAGCGTCGCAAAACGGCATCTATATCTGGAACGGTGCGGCCGCTGCGGCGACAAGAGCGGCTGACGCCGACACCGGATCTGAATTGAAGCCTGGCGTCACCGTGTTCGTGACGGAAGGCACGGTAAACGCCGATAAGCAGTTCGTCATCACATCGGATGCGGCTATCACCATCGGCACTACGGCGATGACCTGGACCGTGTTCGGTGGCGGCACCACGTACACCGCGGGCAACGGCATTAGCCTTGCCTCGAACACCATCACCGCAGTTGCGGCGGGAAGCGGAGGCATCTCCGTCGCGGCGGGCGGTATTTCGGTCGACACGACCATCGTCGCGAGGAAGTTCTCGGCAGCGATCGGCACTGGAGCGCTGACCGCCATCGCTGTCACCCACAACCTAGGAACCAAGGACGTTGAGTGCGAGATCAGGGAAGTCTCGACGGACACCGCCGTTGAAACCGATTGGGTTTCGACCGACACGAACAACGTGACCTTCACTTTCGCGGTGGCGCCAACCACGGGGCAATACCGAGTGACCATCATCGGTTAACCTGACATGAAGAGTTTTCTCAACGGGATCAAGGCCGACCTGATCGGCAGAGCCGCAGGCTCGGTTCCATCGGCGCCCACGGCAGGCAACATCGTGTCGTTCGCTCGTGCTATCGGCGGCCGTATCCTGCCCTGGTTCCGCGCGCCGTCCGGCGAGGCAACGCCGCTGCAACCGCTCATGGTGCGAAAGACCATCTATAGGGCCGTGAGCCATGCAAATTCGACCACGATAACGACTGAGGGCGCTTCTCTAACCCTGCTGCCCACTACCGCAGTCGCGGCCAGCCTCTCTTCGGTCAACAAGTTCCAATCCACAAAACGCTCGGAGATTCTGGTTGGTACGGCAGCGCTTGGCGCCGTATCGGGGTGGCGGACCGGGACGGCGGTGCATTGGCGGGGGAACGCTGCGGGGCTCGGCGGCTTTCACATTATCTGCCGTTGGGGGCCAGCTACTGGCGTGTCTGTCACGACCAGCCGCGCCTTTGTCGGGCTCGGTTCCACCGCCGCACCCACCGACGTCGAACCTTCGACGCAAACCCAGATCGTCGGCATGGGTTGGGACGCAGCGGACACCAACATTCAGATGATGGTGAATGCAGGCCTCGCCACGGCCACCAAGGTCGATCTTGGCGCGTCCTTCCCTGTGCCCATCGTGGACCGCACCGCGATGTATGAAATAGCTTTGTTCTGCGAGCCCAACGGCGCGACCATAACTTACGAGGTCACCGACTTGGTGTCGGGCGCAGTGGCCACGGGAACGCTAAGCACGAACCTTCCAACCAACACAACCTTCATGGCGTACAAGGGGTGGATGAGCAACGGCGGCGCGACAAGCGTGATCGGCGTTGCGCTATTAGGCTACTATGGCGAAGCAGACTATTGAAAAGGAGAATGAAATGAACCAGAATACAAAGAAGATAAAGGCGGACATTAAGGTAACTGAAGTAACATTTAATCCAGACTACGATATGGCGTTGCGCGAGTTCGCCGCCAGCCTCGAATTCCCAGACAAATAGCCCGTGAGCCCCGCCTGTAAATTCACAGTTCTGTTTGTGGTGTTTGGCGCACTTGCGGCGCTGTCTTGGCTGCTCCGGCAACCCGCCGGGTTCTGATCATTGAAGGAGATGCACGTGACCAACTGGAACGGGTTTAAAGGCGCGGCCAAGCGGCTCGACGATATCGACCTCCCGAAGATCGGCAGGAAGATCGGCGTTGGCGAAGATGAAATCCACGCCTTCATGGAAGTCGAGTCGGCGGGCTCCGGCTTTGATGGGCAGGGCCGCCCGAAAATCCTGTTCGAACCGCATTGGTTCTATCGCCTGCTTTCCGGGGCGAAGCTTTCTCGCGCCGTTTCGGCGGGCCTTGCCTATCCTAAATGGGGCATGAAGAAGTACCCCAGAGAGAGTTACACCCGCCTCGCCGCCGCGCTCGAGATAGATGAGACCGCAGCCCTCAAGGCCACGTCCTGGGGGTTGGGCCAGATCATGGGCGTCAACCACGGCATGATCGGCTATGCCTCGGTCCAGGAGATGGTCAGGGAATTCATGGCCGACGAAGAGGCGCACCTCGACGGGATGATCGCGTTTCTCAAGGCCAGCAAGCTTGACGACGACCTGCGGGCGCACCGCTGGGATGTGCTGGCGCGGGGCTATAACGGGCCGGGCTATGCCAAGCACGGCTACGACAAGCGGCTGGCGCAAGCCTTTGCCAAATGGTCAAAAATCAGGGACACGCCGTACACTCCGGGGCAGGACCCGCCCGAAGCCCCAGAACCGGCCCCTACAGCACCGCCAGTAGTGGCCGCTCCTACCCCACCCCCGGCCCCGCCAAGCCCTGTTGTGGCTACGGAGCCTGCCACGGCAGCCCTGTCCGGCTGGGCATGGTTCTTCAACCTGTTCCGGGGCAGGTCATAGCCATGGAACACCTTGTCCCCATGCTGTTCTCTGCCGGCGTCGTGTTCTTCGCCTGGGCCATGTTCCTGAAATTCAGGAAAATCTGACCATGCTCCGCGCCGCGCTGGCCTTTCCGTTTCTGATCCTCGGCGTGTTTTTTTCTTTCATCGGGGATAGTTTCGTCGATGTCGGGCTGGCGATTCAGGGGCGCATGTGAGTGGCATTCCGGCAATTTTCATCACCGCGATTCTTGCCGTTATGGTCGTCGCGGGCGTCGCCGCCTTCGTCGAAATCACACCGGCGCTCGCCGCCGTGTTCACTGCCGCGATTACCGTGATCGGTCAAATCGCGGTGAAGCAATCGGAATCTTCGAAATAGGAGAACTGCCATGTCAGACGACCACAAGAAGAAACATCCGTGTCCGGACGAAATCATTGCAAGCGGTGCTGCCATTGTCCGGCTCCGTCATGCCTGCAAATCTCCGAAGGATGCTCTAGAATTCAAAATGCCGTACGCTGGCGACAACCCGGCGGCTCTTCTCCTGGAGTTGAGCGCCACCATTGAGATGTGTGACTCTGCGGCGCTCGCCGTGTCTCGCAAGCACGGCGTGAAGAATTTCGAGTGGGCCGAAGGTTTCGACTATCTCGAGGATGCCCGCGATTGCATCGAGGCTGGCAAGCCGCGCCGCGCCTATGCGAAGCTGCTCAAGGCCCATGAGTGTTGGGCTGGAGTTCTGACGTTCAATGGCATCGAGCAACCGACCAATGCCCAGATTGACCGGCTCAACGCAAGGGGCAACGCGCGCTGATGAATTTCTTCTGGACGACAACGGCTGGCATGCTGGACCTCATCGGTCTTGGAGTGACCATTGCCGTTGCCGCCCGGGGGGGAAACTCAGAACTTCGCAAGGCCACCGGGGCGCTTTGTGTTTCATATCTGCTAACCAGGATCGGCCTTGCGGCATTCCATGACGAACGCTCATGGGCAGCAGCGCTTTCAGTGGTTGATGTGGTTGTCATCGCCAGCACACTCAGCATCACGAGAAGTGTTTCCGCGAAACTGTTCTGTGGCCTTTTTGTCGGCAAGATCGCGGCTTATTCGATGGGCGCAGCTGGCATCTGGGCGTTCATGACCTGCGCTGATCTGGCGTCGGTTTTCATGTGGCTGCAATTCGCGATGATTTGGACGGGGGCGTCTGGAAATGGGGTTCGCAATCGCCGTGTCTATGGTGGCCGACCTGTGCCTCGTTATAGGCGGGTGGCTGATCTGGCGTTCTGGACTACGAGCTAGGGATATTCCGAGAGCATGGGATGGCATGGTTAGAGTTTCAAAAGGAGCAGTCCGGATGGTCGCCGAACTCATCGCCCAAACGATCCGAGACGACCGTGAAGATCGATGACGACGACCAAAATGGGCTTGACGACGTTTCGCAAGCGGTGTGGAGGCACGATGTGAGAAGGCGGTTGGAGACACTTGAGAGTGAAGTGAAGTCGTTTCGTCGCATCATGAATGCTATTGTTGCAACCGTGATGCTCGCGGTCGGCGCCGCGCTCATGGCAAAGATAGGGCTGACGCTGAAATGATCATAACGAAATTCATGGCCGCCGTTGCCCTGGTCTCCGCGTTGGCCTTCGCCTACCTGGAACTGACCGGCACCACGCACGTGATCGAAACCATCCGCTGCACCCGCTCGGGATGCGGCTCGATATGATGAAAATGTCCAGGCGAAAGGCCATGTTGCTTATGGGCGCGGCTGTAGCGGCTTCTCCGCCCGGCCATGCCTCAATCCCGCTAGCATCCGTCCCGGTGGCGCGGCCCCGTCTCTACATCACGCCGTCCGACATCACGCGGATTAGGTCTCGTTGGATCGCGGCGGCATCGACGACGACGGATTGGGAGAACGAATACGCACACATCACAAGTGCGGCAAATTCTTCCAAGGCGATGAACGCCGCGCTGCGAAGCATTGCCGATCCGTCGGCGGTCTTTACGGGAACGCTTCCGATTGGCGCGCGGATTGGGCAGCCGCCTGTCAATTTGAGTTTCTCCTCTGCCCCCTATTGGCGTGTCGCGCTGGCGCAGGCCTGGTACGACATGACGCTCACATCTAGCGTCGGACTCTATGAGTTCTGGTCAGCGTTTCACTACTCCGCAGTGGTCTACGATTGGTGCTTTGACAACCTACTGACCATCAACCCCGTGACCGGCAATAGCTACAAGACAGACATGCAGACGGAGCTAAAGCGCCTGTCACGGCTCAAGGATCAGGCGGGGTGGCCTGGCGGCCTCGGAGAAGCGGCTGACGCACTCTCGCCGATTCCAAACAACACCATGGCCTATTCGGCATTGCCGGACCTCAACGGGCATGTGGCAAACGGGAGCATCTTGGGGAACCATCTCGCATGGGGCCTCGCCTTGGTGGAACACACCAACCCAGACACGCATCAACTGTGGACTGCGGCATCCGACCTCGTGATGGGCCGGTATCGCGACACCATCGCATGGATTGCGCAGGGGCACTCTGGAGCGCAAAACTCAAACTATTACACCTTCTTCGACCATTGGCATTGCGCCGGCGTCATTTTGAAGACCATTGGAATCGCGGACTTCCTCGCCCCGGATTATAAATACTCACTCCTCTCCCACATCTACAATCTCCGCCCCGATGGGCGCATGTTCCGCATGGGCGACAGCACCACGGATGACTACAACCCCACACAGTTTCGCACCATGCACGCGCTGGCGGCCATCTATTGGAAAGGCGATCCGGAGGTCGGCCCGCTCTACGCCTATACGTCCATGCAGGACGAAATTGATTATCCGGTCGGCACGTTGACGGATCGACAGGGTGGGACGATCAAGACCACATTGTGGAAAGAAGACGTGAGCCCCGGCATCAAGGCATTGATGTTCGCAGCGATGCCGGATCAGGTCAAGACGGCGGCGCGCGCCTACGCGGCGGGACCGCATCCGAATTTTTCCGCACTTCCCCTTGCCCATTATTTCCCGGGCCATACGAACCGGACTTCGGTCAGGACATCATGGGCCATGGACATGCAGGCTCGCCCCGCCATTGCGATCATGAACGGAAAGACGCACTTGTTTGAGGGCCACGGTCACAAGAACACCGGAACATGGGATATGTTCTATGGTGGGCCTTTGACCGGGCATTTCGGCGTCTATCAGGCCAGCAACTCAGTATTTTCATCCGGCTACAACATGAACTTTGACAAGCAGTCGAGTTCAATGAATTCCTTGATCATTGCTGATCCGCTGGAGGTCAACAGTGTGCGCGCAAATGCGGTCGCGGATGGCGGTATCGCGTGGCCCCGGCCAGATCGAGAGCCCGATGTGTACACGGTGCTGCGATCAAACCCAGATCAGCCAGCCTATCTTTCGCAAGTCCTCGACGCCCAATGGGGCATCAACGGGTTCCAGAAAGCGGCATTCGGAGCGCATTGGGAAAGCCCCGACGGAAGGCTCGCCTATTTGTTCACCGACATCACGCTTGGCTACAGGACCAAGCAATGCGACAGGGCAAACACGGTGCACCGCCGGATGCTCACGTTCGCGACCGGCGTTCCCACCAATCCAATGATCATGGTGATCGCGGATTGGATCGACGCCAAGCTGGCCACGACAGAAAAACGGTGGCTTGTGCAAGCTATCGCTCCGATCCAGACCGTCACGGCCAACAAGAAATACTATTGGGAGAACACCGTCCGCCCTGGCGGGACAAGCTTTCTTACCGACGAAAACGCCAATCCGACTGCGGAGGGCAATTACTATTTCTATCGCGGCCCGAAATACGTTGGAAGTTTCGGCGGGCGCTGCACGGTCGAAACCGTTTTTCCTATCACGGGGCAAGTTGGCGAGATCATAAACTATCCGGATAGCTTGAGCCCAGGACAAGGCCTGCACGTCGATGCGGTCTTGAAACAGGGCGTGGTCAAGTCGCCATCCGGAACTCTGGTGACCTACGATCCCGGCCTCAAGGGCAATTTGAGCCCCACGAACGCGACCACGTGGCCAAACGGCGAGGATGGGCACAGCCGTCTAGAGATCAAGGTCAGCGGTATCCCGTCCGTCGATTTTCTTCACGTGGTGCAGGCCAGCGATGCTGGGGTTGCCGCGTTGCCGGTCACTCGCCTGAGTGTCGGCAACCTGATCGGCATCCGGTTCCAGAAACTCACCTGCCTATTCGGAAAATCGGGGGTGGACATCGGTGCCGCCGGGCCGGGCAACTATTCTGCGGGTTCCATTGTAGGCGCTCCTGCCAGTCTATTCGCGGCAGTCTATCCCGGAGTCTGGCGCGTCAAGGCCAATGGCGTGCAAGTCGGACCAGACATCACAGTTGAGGCAGCCCGGAAATCGCTCTATGTTGAGGGCGTCCCGCCGGGGCCGCTTGTGCTGATGAGAGTTTCCTAACCCGCGCCGGGCGGTTCCCGGCTTTCATAGAAGGCAACACACATGGCTGATCTATCTGGTTCGAAGGGCGTCCTGGCGTCTAAGGGCGTCTGGGGAGGGCTGATCGCTATCCTGCCAATGGCCCTTTCGCTGCTGTCAATTGTCGGCATCAACATTTCTGCCGCCGATGCTCAGGGCCTCATGGGCCACATTGACGTCATCATCGCCGCGATTGGTGGCTTGCTGGCCATCTATGGCCGCATCACGGCCAAGAAGGTGATCGGGGCCTAACGTGTTTTCCTGGCTTGTCGCGCTGCTCCCTAAGTTCGCGGCCAACTTTCTGGCCCGCGTGTTCAAGGACTGGCGGCGCGACGAAGCCTTGGTCGAAAAAGGCGCGCTCCAGCAACAAGCCGAGAACATCAAGGCCAAGGAAGCGGCCCGCCGGGATGCCGAGAAGGTGTCGCAGCGGGTCGAGGCCCCGGGCGAAGACCTTTCAGGGGACCTATGAACGACCGAAAGATTGAGCGTGTTGCGCGCGCCTTGTGCCTTTGTGCAGGGACGGAATCGCAACCAATATGCCCTCACTGCGAAGGTAGCCCTTGCACCATGTGGGAAAGGTTTAGGCGCGAGGCGGTCGCGGCGGGCAACGCAATGAAGGGGTTTTAAATGGCAAACGTCTGCGTTCTCATGGTGCTCGGCATCGGGCTGGGCTGCACCGGCGGCGGCAAGACTACCGTCATTGACGCGAGCTGCGATTTCAAGCGGGTCGAGCTTCCCCAAGACTGGAAATCCGAATGCCTCGACGGAACCGGTAGGCTCCGCGCGTCTCTGGAGGGCCGGAAGCGGCGGGCCTGCCTATCGCTGGCGGCCAACAACAGATTGAGGGGGCAAAGATGCTCTTGAAAATGAAGGCCACCGCAGCCCTATTTCTGTGCCTCCTAGGGGCATCCCATGTGGGGGCGGCGGATTACGTCTACCCGCGTTTCGAGCCCTTCCCGGTTGAGGTCATTGCGGCGAGCGACGGGGACACGTTCAGTTTCCGCGCACTGAATTGCCGCCCTGCCCCGCTGTGCTTCCGCAAGGCCAGGGTGCTGGGAACCGATACCCCGGAGAAGCACCTGCCCAAGAAGGGCAGCAAATCGAAGTCGTCCAAGGGACTGGCGAGGTGCGTCAAGGAGGCCCGCCTGGGCGTCACCGCGACCGCGTGGGCTCATGAGAAGCTCGACGGCAAGATCGTGACAATCACCCCTGCGCAGCACCAAGAGCAACAAGACCCATACGGGCGTCTATTGGTCGAGGTGACGCTTCCGGACGGGCGCAGCTACAAGGCGGAAATCATCGCGGCTGGCCTTGCGGCGCCCTACGATCCCCAGAAGGCGAAGGGGGACAAGAAGTATCTTAAGCCGTCGTGGTGCGATTAGTCCTCATAGAGAACTGTCCCGTTAGGGGCTTCAACGCGGACCCGATAAAGCCCGTCACCGCATGAGATGTTCGGGTCCGGCAATCCCTTCGCTCTTGCGAAAAATAGAGCACGGTTGCAGTCGCAGCTATAGTTGCCATCGGCCCAGATGTAATCGCCACTCCATTCAAAGCTATCCACATAGGGGTAGTGGGTCAGTTTGAAATCACCAGCCGGACACGCGGTCCCTATAAGAAACAGGCCGCTGCTTGAGCGGCCTGTTAGTTACGGGTCATCCCCGCCACCTGGCTTTCGCCAAGAAGGGCTTAGCGCCCCTTATGGGGACCGACACCGTCACGAAGACGGGTTGCATTGCCGACCCCAATTCATGTTCACATAGATAGTAACGCTTACCAAGCGGTGAAACGGGCGGTGGCTGGCAATTGTTGCATACCAGCCACCCCACATTACCGGCCCCCGTGGGCCGGCCTTAGTGGCGGGGATGACGAGAATTGAACTCGCTCTCATGCAACTGAGGCCTTCGATTAACAGCCGAGCGCCTTAACCATCCAGCCCCACCCCCTGGTTGCGGGGTATCAGTCGATGCCCCGATTCACAAGAGGTGCGAAACGAACCTCTGGCTGACCGCTAGCAAATTTGCCACTTGTCAACCCTTCTAGGCCAACTTAAGTTAGAAGCTTGCGTTTTGGCTAGGAAGAGAACGGACTCTCACATGCCTGACACGATTGGGATTGCCCAAGTTGTCAGAGAAACTTTGGCAGCGGATTTCGACAAGGTGAAGATTGTAGACGTCAAAATCCATAAGGAATTGGATTCTGACGGTGATGACGTGTTGCGCATCGAGGTAATTTTTGAGGGGACTCCAAAGGACGTTGATGCTCTCAATCTCACCGGCGCTGTACGTCAAGTCCGCCCCCGCTTGAGAGCAATAAACGAAACCGCATTCCCCTTGTTCTCGTTCATTTCCAAGGGGGATTGGAGTGCGGAGCGGCTTAAGTCCGCATGATTTGCTTCAAGCTGCTCTCGACCTCTCCCACCTCAATGGGCGCAGGCCAAAGCAGGCACACTTGTTGCGGGCGATCAGCACAGCATATGCCGTCACCATTGCTTGCCGTTTTCCTTCAACCTGTTTTCTGGCTTGTGGTCTGCGCGCTTGGCGTTGTAGGCTCTTTTCTCAGCAAAAGCGCCATCAAGGTCAAACCCATATGCGCCAGCGTAATCGAAAATGCGGATTAGCGCGTCAGCAAGTTCGACTTCGGCCATCTTGCGGTGTGGCAGTTTGTCGTCCATGAGGTTCTTGCGTTCGCCCTCCATGGCTTCCGCGACTTCTGACACAATGAGCATAAGAAGCTCGCCCTTGTTTCGGTTCAATTTCTCCCCGGTCTTCGGATCGTGCCACCACGTTTGGTTAGCGGCGTGGCATGCTTTCGCTAGATAGTTCAACATTTCATTCTCCTATCTGGCCGTCTGGCCATTTGCGCGCCTCAGGCACCTGGGGCTGGTTCTAAACTCACGGTGACACGAACTCCCGGCAAGGTGGTTTTGGTCTAAGCCTTAATCGGCCCTCGGCTCCCCAGCCGGGGGCTTCCTCACTCCATTCCATGAGTGAACGTCAGCCATTGCAAATTCTCGGAGTTCGTTCTTTTCTGTATCTAAGGCATGCAATATCCATTGAGTTTCGGGATGCCATTCACTGCTTTCCCATGCGATGCGAATCGGCCTTATTGATCTAAGTGCTCTTTCGCCCCGATGATTGGTGTAATCGATGATTACAGAATCTTTTAAAATCATTGGCATCTAGCTCTCCTCTCCCCAGCCGGGGGCTCTTGTGTTTCTTGGTGGCCGTCTCTCCGGCCTGTCACGCTTGGGTTACTGGGTGCGTTTCCCGTCTGCCTCAGCTTTCGCAGTCGGCCTCCATCTTGTTTACGCCCTGAAGGATAAGCTGGCGATTCCGTTGCCGGAATTAGAAATATCACCCTTCCTTTGCCGCTTCGATCATGGCGGCTAACTCGGCTTCTGCTTTTTCTGCTCTCCGCATTTGGCAGGTCACAATCTGGGCAACACAGCTCACGGCGGAGCCATGCCAACCATGAATGCCGCCCATGGCAAGTGCGTCAATGATTGCATCCATGACTTCGTTTGGGTCCGTTCTAACCCCTTCTCGCCACTGCCATTGGAGTTCGCCGGGCTTTAGCCCATACTTGGCGGCTGCTCGTTCCTGCGCCTCAACGTACAGGGGCGGGCTATGGCTATCTCTCGGCATCGCCACCAGCCCGTTGCCCAGGTCATCGCCGGGCTTGAGAACTCGCGACAGAAGGTGCTCAATCACGTCGGCGGCTTTGATCGCAATGACCTCTGTTTCTCCTGCTCGGGAAAAATTACGCTTTCTCAAGTCGGCAAGGAACGCCTTCATATCGAGTTCGGAGATTTCTTTGGCAGACAACATCATCATTTTCCCGGCTCCCCTAGCGCTTCGGTGGGGATGTAGAAGTGTGGCTGGAGGGGCTCGGCAAGGTGTGTGTCGTCAAAGCTGTCGAATGTGTAGAGAGTGTCCCCGCAATCATTCTTAATGTACCAATCTCCCCACTTGTCGGATTGTGCCATCACCTTGCCGCCATACTGGTTGCACACAATGGCGTTGAGCGGCTCCAACTTGCCGGTTTTATATTCCTCAATGGGCCGCCACTTCGTCGCAGCGCCGCGCCGCGCGAGGGCAAGGATGCGTACCCACGTGTCCGGGAGTAGGCCTGCATTCGGCTTTACCCGTAGTGTAAACTCAATAGCGCCGATCAGCTCTTCGTCGGTTTCGTCGGTCATGGCTTCCGTGCCTTTCTGTTCGCCGCCCTGTGCTCGGCGTCGTGTCTGTTGTGGTGGAGCTGGCAGAGATGGGCGAGGTTTTCCATGCGGTTGTCGGTTTCGTCGTGGTTGAGGTGCGCCACGGTCAAGACGATCTTGATGGGCTGACGCATAGCGGGGAAGAACTTTTGTCTATCAACACGTTGCCCCGTGTCCTCATCGAAAAATTCGTCTGCCAATTCTGGCAAGCCACTTCCAAGCGCAAAATATGTCCAATCTTGGCAACGGCGAATCCATGTGCCATTTGATAGACTGCAAGTTTCGCATTTATCCCCACTCCTCGCCCGCACAGCCGGGACGATCTCGGTTTTCCAGTTCGCGGGATAGAGGTGCTTGCGTTCTGGGCGTATAGGCATCACGCGTTATCAACGCGAGGCAGGGCTTTCAACCTGGAGCGCTCTTCGTCCGCGAGGATACACCCACTTCCAACATTCGACTTCCATTGCGAGGCGTGTTCGATCAATTGCTTGGCGATTCCGCGCCAGAAGTTTCGAACGTCCTCCCCCATCAGGCCATAGAACGACAATGCCTGCGCTTGTCCGTGTTGGCGGGCCAGTTTTTCCGCCAAATTTTGGAGATGCGGCGTCCCTTCATAGAGGGCCTCCGCCAACTGATCGACCGTGAGTTTCGCTTTATGGTCCGAAACCCTGAGAACTGAATTATCCATCACACCATTCCCTTCTCTTCCGCCAACCGTTGATCGATTGTGAGCGTGTAGGTCTTGCCGTCGCTGTTCTTCTCAATCTCGCCGCGCGACTTTGGTATCCAGCATTGAGTCGTTTCGCCGTGGTCCACCAACCATGCCTTCTCGGTTTCATGGATGATCCGCACGGTGATGTCGATGAGGTCAGATCGGGTCACTTCGGGTTCCTTCCATTTTCGGTGTCGTCGGCATAGCGCGCGTAAGCCTTGCCCATGCCGAGCCGCCGCTTGAATTTATGCCACCACACGAACTGCACGGTGCGGCGGATCGCGGCCAAGATGCGGAAGGGGTTGAAAGGGTGGCGCGGGTTCATCACATGCCCTCCGAAAGGCTATACTTTCCGTCGTCAACAACAACCAACTCTAGGCTGACAAGTTCGCGCAAACCAGATGACAGTCCGCTTGACGTCGGGCTGACGCCAGCCCGGATGGCTATGGTGTTTTTGTCGGCCCGGCCTTCTGCTGCGATGGCGCGCAGCATACTCCCGTAGCTTTTCGGCAAGCGCGCGGCCCATGAATCGACGGAGGCGCTCGCTGGCGTCGGTTCAAGGCCGGGGGTTCCTGTCGCGCACTTCAAGTTCCCGCTGGCCTGCAGTTCGATGTCCGGACACGCTTCGACCTCTCGCTGGTAACTGCGATAAGCGCTGGACCGATTCGAAACCCCGGCGCGGCGCGCAGCGGCGGCGAAGCTGAGCGAAACGGGGTATGCGCGACGGATCACATCAACGATCTGCCGCGCGCTCGGCGACATGGTTCCGCTTCTTTTCGGGTTGCGCGGCGCTGCGGCTTGGAGTCGCGCCACGGGCGCAGGTGAGGATTTCGTCTGGGTCTGAGTCGCGAAGCTTTCGACGCGCCGCTTTGCGCCAGCAAGTTCCTCGTCGGCCCGCGCCAAGTGCGCAGCAATGTCAGATAACAGCCCAGAAGTAGCAGATAGCATAGCCTGGCTTCCGCGCTCGTAGCCCCGCAGCTCCGCCTCTGGATCAGGTTTCGCGGCGCGGAGCCTAGCAATCTCGGCTTTCAGCAGCTTAGGGTCGGACAGCTTGACCTCATCCTCCACAGTGGCCAGCCGCTCGCGAAGTGCGCCGATATTCAGGGGCTTGAGTTGCGAAGGCGATTGAGTCTCGCCGCGCCGGGGCGTTCGCGAAGAATCGAACGTCATCTTCTGGGGGAATTGGACGGTTTCCAGCACCTCCCTGCCGGGCAACCAGACGACGCCCTCGCCGCGCTTCATCGTCGCCAGTTTAGCGTAGATGCCCCGCCAGACGGACTTGTCGGCCTGTCCCTCAACCCATGCACCAATCGCGTCACGATCCTGCGAACTCGTGAGTTTGAACGCGACAAGTCCGTCGGCTTGGCTGAGAACGTTCTTGTTCAGCACGGCCGGCCGTTGTGTGATCAGCATGGGCACAAAGCCCTTAATCCGGCCGCGGCGAACGATGGTCTCCATCATACCGAGCAACTGCGCCGCCCCGCCCTCCCTGTCGGCGGTGAACTGCGGCGCCCACATATCGGCCTCGTCGAACACGATATGAACCGGATTGCCCCGGCTGTTTCGGTACAGCGCGGTTATAAACGCCAACATGAACCGTCGTTCCGCTGCCTTGGTTCCGAACTCGCTCAGATCGACAATGCAGCTTTCCTTCATGCTGGCCACGGCTTCGCCGATGACTTGGCCAGCACTTTCCGTGATCGGTATGTCGCCGCGCGCTCCACCGAAGATCACCGGACTGAAAGCTGACTGTGTCTCCCCATCGGCCTGTAAGCGCAGGCCCCACCACACGCCAAGAGGGTCTATGATGATCGCACGGTGACCCGCGGCGAGGACGCGCTCAATCGCAGAACTCGCCATGTAGCTCTTGCCGGAACCTGTGGTGCCGACAATGGCGAGCCGATCGTCAAGGATGGCGGCGTCTGGAAGGGGGAATGTCATATTTTTCGAAATCCTCTGATTGTCCGAAACGGCCGGCAGTTCTCGCCGACCTGGTTCCGCCAGTTGGCGCTGATCACCTTCACGCCGCCCCGGCAAAACCCGGTCATGAGGCCGACGTGACGGTGACGGAAGATCACGATGTGGCCGGGCGCAGGACCTGCCGCGTGGCCAGCGATGGGCCAAGCCCTGGACGACGGAAACCCTGCCGGAGGACGCTTCCCGGCCCGTCGCGCGACGTAGCCGAGCCAAGCGCCGCACCATCTCGTTCGCACCGGATCGACGCCGATCATGCGGCGCAACACGGCGCGGTGCTTGCGCTCGTGCAGGCCGAGCGACTGGCGCGCCACGGCGAGCAGATCGGCTCCGATAGCGAGTTGTGCCGTTATCGGCGAGGTGAGGATGAGAGTGGCAAGGAACAGAGGGCGGATCATTGCATCTCTCCAATGGTTTCGACGTGCCGGAGTTGGTAGTCGTTGATGAACTCCACAAGCTCATCGTTGATGCTTTTCATATGGAGAAGGCATTCTTCAACACTTAAGTTTTCGTCCGCAAAGGCCTTGGCGACTATCCCTATAGCTTGTGCCGCGCCAGCAAAGAACGCTTGGCGCATGTCCTGCAATTGGATTTCAGGGGCCCCATCGGGATATACTTGCGCGCAGAAGCCGCGCCATCCGGTTTCGATGATCATGGTTCCACTCCTCCCAATCCAGGCGAAGCGCGTTCCGCCCTCGACAGTGGCAATACCGTCGCCTCATCCGTGGCGAAACCTAGCCTCCCCATCTCCGCCTTGCAGCGGTCAATGTGCTCCGTCAGATCTTGCGCCATCCGGTCCCGGCAAAGCTCCTTCGCGTGGTCCGTCGTCTCGCTGCCGAGGAATTTGTCGGCCTCGAGCCCGTCTATCCTAACCTCGATGCCGACGGATGGCAGGCGGCGCAGCTTTTCTTCCAGGTGCTCGATCACCGTCTGGAGATCAAGCGCCTTCTTGGCGTGGCTGATAGGGATCATGGCTGGTTGCTTTCTCTGGTCCACAGGTCTGGAGGTACCATCCCAACGAAAACGTCGGGTGCGCCGAGGTTTATCCAAACCTTGCCGATGATGATGCGGGTTGTGAATGTCGCGGGCTGCGAGGCTTGCTTCGCCTTCAACGGGCACCAAAACTGAGAAGGAGTCCGAACCAAGAGTTGGTTCGCCTTCCTTCCTCGGAGGCCGCGCGCGAGGCGTAGATCTCGGCCTGGTACCATGTCAAACGAATTCGCGTGGTGCCAGATTTTAGCTTTGATTTTGTTGGCGAATTTCCAAACTGGTTCCGTTGGAACAAATTCTTTGGTCCACCTATTTAAAGATATTTTGGGCATTGGTTCCTTCATGGCGCTTTCCCCTTTTCTTCGGTCTTAGCCGCGGACTCGGCGTCGTCGTAGCCCTGCAGGAAGGCGTCGGTGAGCGCTTCCTGTTGCGGGTGGCCTACCCACTCCGGCGGCGCGCGGCGCGGGCGTTTCTCGGCAAACGCCAGCTTGCCCATTTCCAGGGCATCGGGCACTCCGAATTCGTATTCGGGATCAGGGTCGGCGGGGGCGCCTGCAGGGGAGGAACCGACGGCCTCCCCCGCCTTCCCTTCGTCAGCGGCGGGACGTGGGGGCGCCGCTGAATTCGAAATAAATGCCGCGCGATCCGGCCTCTCGTCTGGCGTGATATCGCGCATTTCAAGCATCGCTGATCCCTCGTCTTCGTCCATGATGCCAGTGAAGCCGAACGCCATTCTCGCGGCCTGGATGAACGCGCGGTGCCGCAGCATGCGGCGCTTCATCTTCCATGGCTCGGTGTTTCGGAAACACTCGGACAAGAACTCCTCGGCGATGGTGGGATGATTGCGGTCCTTCCTGTACATCGTGCACTTGCAGGAAAATGGGTCGCCATTCTTGCCCTCGGTCCATTCGAAGTCGAACCCGTCGGCGCTCGGATGCTGGTTCACTAGGCTTATCCACCCGTCTACCGAGATGACAGGCTGAATCCCTCCACCTTTTTTCGGGAACGCATGAATTTCCTTGAGAATGGGATTGAGGTTGTATTCCTTGGCAACCATCATGAATGCGCCGAATTCTTCGTTCGTTGCATTCGCCGGCATGCACGTCTTGCGGATCGTCGCCGCGAAGACGTTTGGATCCATTGAGTATTTGGCCGCCATGACCGTCAGCAATGACGATTGCGCGGCGGTAGCGACTTGATTTGCGGGCTTCTGTTGGGCGTTCATCTCAGGGTGTCCTTTCAGGTTCAAACGACGCGGGCTTCTTTGGCGATGTCGAAACGCACGCCCGGCAACAGGTTGGTGGCGCCGTCGGTAAGGCGGTTGCGGTTCGCCGCCATCCAGCGCCCAACGGCGGCCTCGATCGCGTCAGCGCTGATGTAGCCGCGCAGCATGTCGAGGTTGATCTTGTCCGGCGCGACGACGGTGTAGGTCCAGCGCTGGGCGAGCGATCCTACCGTGCCGAGCTCGCCGCGGGTCCGAGACATTTCGGCGTCTCCGGCCTGGGCGGCACCGTCCATGCGGTCGGCGCGGCGCTCCTCGCGGACCGCACTGTCAAGCGCGGCGTCTGCCGCCCTGCCCTCGGCGCGTTCCTCGCGCTTCGCCGCCCGTGCCGCGTCCTCGGCGTCGCGCTGCTTGGCGCGTTCCGCGTCGGCCACGCCCTTCGCGGCGAGGGCGGCGGCCTCTTCGGCGATACGGCGCTGCTTGGCCTCCTCCTCAAGTTTCTTCTGTTCTGCGATCCGGATGGCGCGCGCCGCCGCTTCGGCCTCGTCCTGCTCCTTCCGCTTCGCCGCCTCGGCGGCTTCGGCCAAGCGCTGGGCCTTGAGCCGGGCTTCGTCGGCCTTTGCTTGGGCCGCGCGGGCCTCAGCTTCCTCGCGGTCTTTGACCGCCTTGGCGCGCGCCTCCTCGGCTTCGCGGGCCTTGCGCTCCTCCTCGATGCGGCGCTGTTCGGCCTCTCGGGCACGGGCCTCGGCCGCCGCCGCCTCGCGCTGCTTTTCTTCCGCGGCGAGGCGCAGGCGCTCCGCCTCCTCTTCCCGTCGTCGCCGCTCCGCCGCCGCCTTCTCCTCAAGATAGACGTCCAGCCTCGCGCGCGCCGTCGCCATGGCGGAGTTGACGCGCTCCATCGGGATCTTGAACGTTGCGTTGATCTGCTTCACGATGGCGTCATAGTCTTCCTTCTCGACCTTGCGCGCCCCGTCGGCTTGGTTGATCGCGACCCGCATGGCCTTGATCATGTCTTGGACCTTGCCGGCTTCGTCATCGTTGACGATCTTCTCCGGGATCAGGGCGGCAAGCGCCTCGACCTCATCAAGGCGCCGGAAAACCTCCGGGTACTTCTGCTCCATCTGCTCTTTGACGGGCGGTTTGTTGTGGCCGATTCCTGCGATGTCGTTCATGCCGTTGCACTCCTTGTGAATTGCGGAAGCGCGACGCGCGTCCAGTCTATGGGTTGTTTCGGGTTGGCCTGGGGCTGGTCCGTCGCGTACCACGCGGCCCAATCCCGCACCGCCATGAGATAGCCGAAGTCAGCCTCGGATATAGGGTTGCTGCACAGCCAGGGCCACGCATCAGCCGGATCGGCAAAGGCCCCGCCGACCTCGCACTGCAGGCGTTCGTCGCCGCACAGTTCGCCGGTTTCCGGATCGGTCGGGCTGAACAGCCAGATCTTGGCGGGCACAAACACGCCGCCCTTCACCAGCTTGCGCTTGAACCAACCGCATTGCGGGATTTCGGAGAACGTCACCGGTTTCTCGGCATAAACGCCAGCCATCGCGGCGCGGTGCCACGCGAGTTGCGCGTCAAGCGGTGTCGGCGTGCGGATCACGAGGCCAGCCCCTCGCCGGGGGTGTAGGTGATTTCTCGCTTAATGCAGGCGATGCGGTCAGGAAACTTACCTTTCTCAGCCGCATCTCGGCTTGCGTGACAGACGATTTCCCTGCCTGGGTATGCATTGAACCACCGCGTCACCGTGACCGGCTTGGGGGGTTCTACCCATTCGGACACGATGTCTGGTCCAGATTCATAGTCGGTGTCATATTGGCCGGTGATACTATAAATGGCGACGCCAGCATCTTCGTAGGCCATTACGCAACAGCGTTCCTTTCCCCGCAAGAACGGCAGGATGCCAACGAATATCATCGGTTCCGATTCATCCCTTCGGGCGAATTTCTTCCCCCGATCCGCATCGGTAAATTCGCGTCCTAGGCTCATGTCTCGCTCCACTTTCCGACGATGTCGGCTCCGCCGTCTTGGCCCGCATCCACCCGGCCGTCCATCCTCGTGAGTAACGTCCAGCCATCATCGGTTACGAACATGTGAACCGGTTCCCCGCGTGGGCCTTGTTGTTTCCGGATATAGAACGCCATCCGCCCGTCGCGGGTTTTACAACTTTGGCCCTTGATGTAAGCGGGGCGGTCGCTTGCGGTGGGAGGACCGCCCCGCGCTGACTGCTCGGCAGGCCGGGGGTGAACGCCCGAGCCGTCAGATTCGATCTTGTAGCCGAGGACAGAGGCTAGCTTTTTGAATTTGGTGAAGATGGTTTGTTTGCGGTGGGATGCCACGGACCCATGGTAGAAAAGCACCGTCGCGCAATCATACACTTCCGAAGAGATGCGCCTTATCTCCAGGAGTTCCGGTCCTGAAAACGCCTTCACAGCTTCGGCTCCCGAAGGCCGACGAGGAAGTCGTGCATCTCGACCGCAGCGGCCTTGAATTCCTTCGAGTTACGTCCACTAACTCGATAGAAAATTTCCGCGCTTCCATAGGGCGTGCCTTCACAGTAACTCAGCCCGGTAGCCATCGAGACCGGACATGCCGCACATGAGTCATCGACCAGGCCATTGAACCACCGGTGATGAATACGGCATAGAGCGCAGTGGACGGCACCAGGCCCCGGCTCGCCATCAATGCCATCGGCCAAGTTGCGCCAATGCTGGATTGTCTTCTCAAGAGCCCCTGCGTCTTGCTTGGTCACAGCCGGAACCCGTCGTCATCGCCGGGCGGCACGTACCGGCTATCCATCGCCGTGGTGAACGGCCTGGCGCCGAAGCGATCCGCGAGCCTCGCGATCTCCTCGCTAAGGCGCGACGCGGGCGCCACTATGATGATCTGGTGTTTCATTTATCAGTCCCTCCGGTTGATGGCGAACCCTATAACGTGGAAATATCCACTTTGTCAATCTCAAAAGTGGAAATATCCTTGACGGGTGTTTAAGCCCATGTTACCGAGCGGGACATGACACAAAATCTCCGTGAACAGCTTCTTGGAATTGCTGACCGTTTCGTTGAACTCGGCGGTGCCGCTTCGATTTCGGTTGTCGGTCACCGCATTTGGAACGACAGCAGGACACTGATTCGTATTCGCGACGGCTCCGACATCACGACCGGCAACTACGAGCGCGCGATGCAGTATTTCAGCGACAATTGGCCGGAGCGCAAGGCATGGCCTGCCGGCGTCAGGCGCCCGGCGAAGACCAACAACGATTGAGAAGGAGGGTAGCCATGGCTTGGTATGTTGGGCAGAAAGTGGTGTGCATCTCGGATAATTGGTCAAGAAATTTGGCCCATTTGACGCCAAGATACCCGAAAAAAGATGAAATATTCACGGTTCGAAGCACCTACATCGTTCCCCATTACAATATCGCCGGGCTTAGGTTCCAAGAGATAAAGCAAGGCTTATGCGTGGACGGTTCCGAAGCGGGTTTCTTCGCTGAATGCTTCCGCCCCGTGGTGGAGCGCAAGACCGACATCAGCGAACTTGAGGCCCTGCTCAACCCCGCGAACCACAAGCATCTTGAACTGACATGACGAATAGCGACGGGGAACTTCCAATGGGGGACGGCGGGCCCCCGACTAATGAAGGAACGGCAGATGCGGCCTCGTCGCTTTCCATTACTACCGTCAAATCTGCCGGTCCCGCTGACTCTCTCAAAGCGAAGAGCGCGCATCTCTGGGCGCGCGACCCCCACGACTGGTACGTCGAGCCCGAGGCGGTCAGCGCCGCGCTGTTCCGGGCGCAGGACTTCGCGCAAACCATCTGGGACCCGGCCTGCGGACGAAACAATATTTTGCGCGGCGCTGCAGCGGCGGGGTACGAAACAATTGGCTCCGACATCGTCAACCGGACCGCCGTATCTTACGTCGCCGATTTTCTTGCCGAAGACCGGGAGCATCCCGACGCCGACATCGTGTGCAACCCGCCGTTCAAATATTGTTCAAAGGCGGCCGACTTCATCTGGATCAGGCGGTGCATTCAAAAATCGCGCGTCACCACAGCTCTTCTTCTCCCCTCGAATTGGGATTGCGGATCGGCGGTCGCCAGGTTCATCGACACGACGTCGCTCTATCGCATCTATCAACTGTGCCCTCGCCCTTCGATGCCGCCGGGCCGCGTCATTCAGGCTGGCATCAAGCCGGGCGGAGGGCGTCAGGACTTCTCATGGTTCGTTTGGTTGCGTGGGTACACCGGTCACCCGACAAAGCACTGGTTAAACTGGAAGGAAAAACGGAATGCCGAGACAAGCCAAATTAGATGACGACGCGCAAGTTCACCAAGACGTCAGCGGGAACGGGATCAATGAGCAGAAGCTGACCGACTTTGTGAAATCCATCGAGGCGGAGTCGGCTGAAATCGACACGATCATGGCCGACGCTGCGGCGGCGTGTCAGCCCCATATCGACCAGATCAAGGAAATCAAAAAGGCGGCGGCCGAGGCCGGCATCGCGAAGAAACCGCTCAGCGCCAAGCTCCGCGAGCGCAGTCTGTTGCGCAAGGCGGACAAGTGCCGCAACACGCTCAGCGAAGATCAGAGAGATCTTTTCGACGAGATCACCAAGAAGCTTGGTGAACTGCCGCTGTTCCAAAACCTAGACTCATGATCGTGCTCGGCCTCGACCAGGCTCCCAAGAACATCGGCTATGCCTATGGCGAACCCGGCGCTGTGCCGGTGCGTGGCTTATGGCAGCCGCCGGACTACGGAGAAAACACCGCGCGGCTGGGGCGCGCCGTCCGCGATTGGGCAGCGCAACTCGGCAAGTCAGTCGGGGCCGAGCGCATCTATTTCGAGCAAATCGTGGTCCGGAAAACCGGGCTGCACCTTCCCACGCTCTACAAGCAGTTCACGTTGGTCACCGCGATTGAAGCGGCGGCGGAGCAACTCGGGCTCAGCGACGACGTGTTCATGATTTCGATCGGCGAATGGCGCACCGAATTCTATGCCGGGCGCCGGCCGACGCGGGGCGATCCCGATGGCGAGGGAGCGGCGTGGAAGGACATGGCCCTCGCCGAGTGCTTGCGTCGCGGATGGTTGACCGAAGATCACAACATCGCCGAGGCGTGTGGCATCTGGGTTTACGGGTGCTGCCATAGTGACAGAGGATATCGCGCGCAGCACCGGGTGAGCGCGCGGCGGGCCGAGCTTTCAAGGTGGAAAGAGGAAAAACTATGACCCTCTCTGGCAGCGCCTACGTCGAAGAAATATCCGCGATGCGCAGGCGCGTCGAAACACTTGAGGCTGAACTGCATATGTACAGAAGCAAGGAGGGGGCTCTCAACGAGGCCCGCAACATTGAGCGGCTCTGCAATCACTACGACTTGAAGCCGCAGCAAGCAAAGTTTCTCCTTATGCTCTCCGACGGGAGTATGCACAGCCGCTGGGATCTTGAACTCACCCTTTCTCCGGACAGCGAGTCCGGCAAGGTCCTGCACGTTATCATCTGCCGTGTCCGAAAAAAGGTGGCACCGCACACGATAAAGACGGCGTGGGGCCGCGGCTACCAGGCCTCGCCGGAACTCGCCGCAGAAATCCAGAGGGTGTTGAAGTGACACACGCCTTCACCGAAACTCAAATGCTGCGCATCGGCTGGCTTGCGGCGCAGGGCTTCACGGCCACCGAGATCGCCGACGACTCGCGGATCAACGCAATGGCGCGCGACGTCCGGTTCGCGCTGGACCGCAGCGGCCTGCCGCCGTGCCGAGCGGAGAGCGACGCGCGGGTTCTGGCCGTCGAGGTCCGGCGCCGGCACTTTCACGAACTGGACCGTGCGGCCGGGGCGAGGGGCGTCGATCACGCCACGCTGGCCTCGACAATCTTGGGATTTGTGCTGAACGACCGGCTGGTCGCAGCTGTGATTGATGATGGGAGGGGCTGAAGTGAGAAAGACCACAATACTCTGCGACAATTGTGCCGGAAACATTTCGCCGGAGGTTACGGGATTCCCACACAAGTTCATCCTTTCGCTTCGCGTAGAGGATGTCGCAACTTCTTCCGGAACTGTTTACGGCGTTTCGATGAGTCCTCCATTCTCAGGAGGGGAGAAAAACTTTTGCGGGCTTGAATGTCTCCGCAAGTGGTGCATTCAGGAAGTCGAGGGGAGGGGCTGATGGGTGAACTTGAAGCGGAAGCGATCCGGCTGCGAGACGCGGGTGCCTCGTCGAGAGAGGTTGCCGCCGCGCTGACCTCGCTGGCGCGCCCGCTGACGCGCAACGCGATCTGTGGAATTTGGCACCGCTACGGAAAGCCAGAGTCGCCGGGGCCGAAGAACGAGCGCAAACACTCGCCGGAGGTCATCGATGCCGTTGTCTCCCGGCGCCTACAAGGGACGAATTTCCGGGCGATAGCTGACTTTGTCACCGCCACGATCAAGCCGATGACGGAGCGCCAGGCGCGCTCATGTTGGGAAAGTCACAGGCGCCGGTCCTCGCCATGGAAAAAACCGGTGAGCCCGCCTCCGCAAGAGGTCAAAGCTCTGGAGAAAAAAACCGTCGAGCCCGGCAGGACCCTGGCGCCCATCGTCCGCGTGCCGCTCCCGGTCAAGTCGGCGCGCCCCCGACTCGATCCAGTCACTGCGGCCGAGGCGGTGCGTGAAGAGTCCTTCATGGAGGGCTACATGGGGCAGACCGGGCGCGTCACGTTCGTTGAATGGCACGCCGGGCTGTGCCTGTTCGAGGTGAAGCAGCACGACGGCGAGAAGAAGTATTGCGGCGACAAATCCGAGCCCGGCACCCGCTGGTGTCCGCACCACGCGGCGCGCGTGTTCAACAATCCGAGGAGCCCGGCATGAAGTGGACAGTTGAACGACAAGCCCTGCTGCGCAAGCTGTGGGGCGACGGAATGTTGGGCGCCGACATTGCGGCTCAGATGGGAATCAGTGAGTCCGCGGTTGGGGGCGGGGCGAGGCGTTTCGGTCTGCCTCGCCGGCAGTCCCCCGGTCGGTGGTTGATCTCGCCCAGGAATGTGGCGTCATCGAAGCCTACGCTGGCGCGGGTTCCGGGAGTGAAGTCATGATGAAAAACGGCAACATCCCCTTCGCGGTCTTGGTGGCCGCCATCTTCCTCGGCGCGCTGGCGCTCGGCACCTACGCGCACAGCCCGTTTTGGTTAGGCGTGCTGGCTACGTTTTCGGGATCGGCGTTGTTCATGGTCCCGTGGCTGTGGATGGCGCGATGATCTCCGATAGCCTTGGGAGCTGGCACGTGGCCTGCGACGGCATCCGGCTTGTGCGCGGCTTGCGCTGGCAGCAAAGTTGCTGGGAGATGTACTTCCTCGAAGGATTGGGGCTCATTCCATGACGATCCGGCGCGAGGTCATGATCGGGGAATGCCGCTTGTTGCTTGGCGACTGTCGGGAAATCCTGCCGACGCTGGGGCCGGTTGATGCAGTGGTGGCGGACCCTCCGTATGGGATAGGGTACAGTCCCGGCTGCGGCGGCGGCGAAATCAGTATCGCGAGCGCGGCATGATAGCGGCCAGTGAACCGTGGGCGATGACGGCGGACCAAGCGGCGCGCCGCTCCGGCTACGCCGACCGGGCGGAACTCAGGCTGCGAAACGCGATGGAAGCGTTTCTGCGCGCCCGGTTCCCCGAGGCGCGGATGTGTCACGAAATGGTGATGGGCGAGGGCAAGGTCAGGGCCGATCTTGTCGCGGTCGGCACCGATCATATCGCGGCGGTCGAGGTCAAGGGCGACTACGACAACACGACGCGGCTGCTGCACCAGGTAGGCATGTATCAATTGTGCGTGCCCGAGGTGTGGATCGTCACGGCCAAGGGCAGCCACGCCGTCGATGCCGGGTATGTCAAGTGGCTTATGCCCAGCGTGGGGCTGATCACCGGGACCGGGTTCCATCCGGACGCATGGGGCCGAGGCGTCGAAGAGGAATGTGTGCTGACCGTGGCGGCGGAGCCGGTGCCTCGATCGCCGGTGCCGGAACTTATGTTGCGCATGTTGTGGGCGCAGGAACTTGCCAACATCGCGATCCGGACCCGGTTATTGATGTTTGCGCCGTCGAAGATTCCGGTCCGGAAAAAATGCGTTGACGTCTTGCTCGAAAAATTGATCCCATCAGAACTCATGGCAGAGTGTTGCACCGAGTTGAGGGCCAGGCAAGCGCTGTGGCGCGCCGATCCGGCTGTATCGGAGAAAGGTGGAATGGCATGAAAAACGGCAATATCCCATGGGCTGTCTTGGTGTTCGCCATCTTGCTTGCCGCGCTGGCGAGCGGCGCTTACCCGCACAGCCGGTTCCTGTCCGGCGTCCTTGCCGCGTTTTCAGGGAGCGCATTCTTCATGTTCCCGTTTCTGCTGACGGCAAGATGACCTACGATTGGCGACAAGACAGCATCGGGAACTGGCACGTTATCGGCCCTGGCTGTGGTGACGTGTGATGGGAGATGTACTTCCTCGAAGGGCTGGGACTGATCCCATGACTTACCGGCGCAAGGAAGTGATCGGCGACTGCACGCTGTACCTGGGCGATTGCCGGGACATCTTGCCGACGTTGGGCGAGGTTGAAGCATTGGTGACGGACCCGCCGTATGGGATATCTTTTCAAAGTGGGCATCGGGAGACTTCCTATGCGAAAATCGTAAATGACGACAGCGATTGGCCTCTAATTTTCGCATCCGAAATTCCGGCGGCGCATTCAAAATATGTTTTCTGCAGATGGGATGATATTGTCAGAGTTACTAAACCAAAGTCCCTCATAACGTGGGTGAAGAACAACTGGTCGATGGGCGATCTTGAACGGGAGCACGCGCGCCAGACTGAAGTGGCCCTGTTTTATCCTGGGCCGAATCATTTTTTCCCGAAGAAAAGGCCTTCCGACGTGATCGAGTGCCCACGCTCCGGGAACAATTTTCACAGCACTGAAAAGCCGATTATGCTTATGTCGGCGGTGGTCGATTGGACTGTCGGCGCTGTTGTGGATTTATTCATGGGCAGCGGCACGACTGGCGTCGCCTGCGTGAAGCTTGGTCGCAAGTTCATCGGCATCGAGATCGACGAAGGCTACTTCGATATCGCGTGCGAGCGCATCCGCAAGGCCTATGCGCAGCCTGATTTTTTCGTGGCCGCCCCGGAACGGCTCGCCGCGCCGCAACAGATTGATTTTCTTTCAACAGAGGAGAGCCGAGATGGCCAAACCAACGAAACCTAGAAAGCGCGCGCCGAAGCATGATCCTATTGTCATTGAGCCCTGCAAGCAGAAACCGGGCAAGATGTTTGGACATGTGATCATGTCTCCGAAAGAATTCGTCAACATGGCATTTCGAATGTTGGACGAAATCGACGACGAACCGGTGAATGAAGAGCTTTCAACTTTAGTCCGCCGTGCCCGCCTCTCCACCCTTGAGGGCTCCGGATCCGATAGGATCGACATATGACCTATCAGGAACCGACGACCGCCGAAGAGGTCCGCGCCAGGGCGTTGCTGGTGGCGCGCCGCAGGGCTGAGGCAAACCGGGTTCCGCCGCGCTTCGCCGCCGCGCCGGCCAGGCGTGAGCGACTCGCCCCGCCCGTGGTGCCCAGAATGGCGGCGATTGACCGCGAACTCCAGTGGGGCTCAAAGGGCAAGGCGATTCTGCTCGCCGCCTGCACCGCGCTGAACGTCCGCCCCCAGCACGTGTTCGGCTCGCGCGGCAACGCTCGCTTCGTCGAGGCGCGCCTCGTGGTCTACTTTCTCATGCTCGAGCACACCGGGCTCGGCGTCTCGCACGTCGGCAAAGCGACGAACCGCCATCACAGCACGGTGTTTAAGGGCTACATCCGGGTCAAGCGCGACATGGTCAAATTCGCGCCGCTCATCGAAACCGTGAAGGCGTTCCGGCCGGAGTTGTTCGCGTGATCGACGTGTTGTGCCGAGCCGAGAAAGTTGACTTCCGGACGCAGTTGTTGCCGGAATCCTTCCTCGTGAAGGTGCTGGCCGACTACGCCGACACGCCGTGCACCCATGACCAGGCCACGGCGGCGACGGCCGACCTGCTCCGCACCAGGCGCCCCGCCAAGGTGACCGACGAATTCAAGATCCACTGCACGCAGCTCTACGACACGTTTCGCGCCGCGACCGGTTTCGCCGCGGCTGCGGTGGTCAAGGCCTATCCCGAGAAATCCGGACTTCCCAAGCCCGCCGTTCTGGCCAACATGCTCAGCGCCGAGGACGGGCACCGCGCGCTGATCCTGGCCAACGCGCTGTGCCACGTGCAAGAGCGCGAGCGCCGGCACGCCGCGATGCGGGCCAAGGCTGCGCTTGAGGCCGAGAAAGGCACGCCAGAGGAGCGCCGCGAGGCGCAGCAGCGCATGCTGGACAAAGCCGCCGCGTTCCGGCGCCATGTAGAGGCGAGGGTGAGATGATGGAAAAGCGGTGCTTCATCGCGGGCTGTCAGTCGCGACATCCGAACTGGGGGTTTGGCACGGTTCGAGCCGGGACGATCAAATGGGCCTGTGACGCGCATCGCCGGGCGCTATGGGAGCCTAAGGCCCCGGCACCGCCTGCGGCGAAACAAGCCGATCTTTTTGGAAACCCATCATGATCTACGGATCGCTCTGTTCCGGCATCGAAGCGGCCTCCGTCGCGTGGCACCCTCTCGGCTGGCGGCCTGCTTTCTTCTCCGAAATCGACAAGCGTTGCTCAGCCCTGCTCAAGCATCGTTTCCCGGGCGTGCCCAACCACGGCGACATGACAAAGTTCAAGGATTGGCCAAACTATGCAATTGACGTTCTTGTCGCCGGCACACCGTGCCAATCCTTCTCCGTGGCCGGACTTCGAAAGGGAATGGCAGACCCGCGTGGCAACCTTACTCTCACGTTTTTGGCAATTGTCGAACGGTACAATCCTGCATGGGTATTGTGGGAAAATGTACCGGGTGTATTGAGTGACAAGACAGGAGCGATGCGCTCATTTCTCTGTGGTCTAGAGGAATTGGGCTATATTGTTGATTTCGATATTTTGGATGCTCAGTGGTTTGGGCTGGCACAACGGCGAAGGAGGGTTTTCGTATGCGGGCAGCACAGAGACGATTTACTCAAGAGGATGACGCCTTCATCGGCGCTCACTATTCTGCAATGCCTCACCGAGATATTGCACAGCATTTGTCTCGTCGGGTCGAAACCGTTCGCTACCGCGCGGGAAAGCTTGGATTGCGCCAGCCTCTCAAACGATGGACTGAGGCGGAGGATGAAATTATTCGGGCTGGACGAGGCAAGCGGCCTTTGGCCGAAGTGGCAAAAACACTTGGAAGAAGTAGTCACGAAGTGGTCGCTAGATCAAAGCGACTCGGCCTTGGACGGTGGCGAATATCCAGCGGAAAACATGCAGGACGGCCCATTGATGGATTTGTCAAAGGAAGTCCCGTTTATACTCACCGAAGAGTTGTGGCGACGCGAGTTGGACGAAGCCTTACAAGTAGCGAAATCGTTCATCACATCGACCTCGACAAGGGAAATAACGCAAACGGAAACCTTCATTTGTTCGAAAGCCGTGCTGACCATCGCCGCGCTCATTGCTCGATTGAAGCCCTCGCAGCCCAGCTTCTTCGCTGCGGCATCATCGAATTTGACCGCATTGAAGGATTGTATCGCTTATGCGCGATCGGCAAGCAATGACCTTTTTACATACGTGGAGTGGCTTCAATCGTGGCACGATTTCAACGGACAAGCCCAACGAGCAAGTGAATTTATCGGAAGTACTAGAGTCAGAAACTTCGCCAAGGTTCTATCTCTCGCCGAAAGCCTGTCAGGGCATCCTCCGCCGCGCCGTCAAGCGGGGCAAAACGTTGCCCCCACAATTGCAAGCCGACCTACGGGCCGTGGCGGACTTGGAACCGACTTCGACTGCGACGGAGGGTTGATCGCATTCGGCGGGAACAACACTTCCGGGCCTATCAATGTCGCGACAGCGGTCAACGCTCATGGAGGACCAAGCGGCCGCATCGATTTCGAAAGCGAGACGTTCATCTCCCACGCGTTGCGCGGCGAGGGCTTCGACGCCAGCGAAGACGGCACCGGACGGGGGCCGCCGCTGGCTACCACGTGCTACCGCACCACGGGAAACGACGGCATCTATGAAACCGGAGGCGTGACCGGGGCTCTAAACACCGCAACCGATCCCAACCAGCACATCGTCGCCTATGACATGCGCGGGCGCGACGGCGGGGCGCAGTTCGAAGGCCCTCACGACACGGTGAACATGCGAGCCGCTTCCGGCGGCTCAAGCCGCAGTTACATCGCGTTTTCGTCGAAGGATCACGGCGGCGGACAGGTCGCGGCGGCCTACGCCATTCAGGAGCGCGCCGTTAGCGAAAACCCGGACAATGGGCCGGACGGCATCGGCATCCGCGACGATGGCGCGGCCTATACGATCGAGGAGCGGGCCACCACTCAATCGGTGGCCTACCGGCGCGGCGTCCGGCGCATCACGCCGCTGGAGGCGGAGCGGCTTCAGGGATTTCCGGACGGATTTACGCAGATCGGCAACGTGCCCGACGGGCCGCGGTACAAGCAACTCGGCAACAGCATGGCGGTGAACGTGATGTCCTGGATAGGGCGGAGAATTCAAATGGTGCAAGATGCTTGATTTTGTGAACTACAGCGGCCACGAATGGATACAAGGTTTGCCACTCACCTCTGGCCATTACGTCTGCGCCGAATGCGGGGCGCTAATCACTCACATTTCCATGATGGGAGAAAAAATGGGCACTTGTAGGACTCGGCTAGCTCCTAGAAGTTGGCTTCCAACGGTGCCCGCCGATGCTTGATTTTCACGACCCTACCGCGGTCTACGTTCCGCCGGCTGTCTGGACCGGCGACCACGTGATGCACCGCATGACCCTCGCCTTCGAAACCCTCATGCGGATCCCGGTTCGAATTTTACCTTCCGGTTATGGGTCCGGATGGCCAGAGTACGTCGTGGAGTTCAGCGATATTGTGCACCGCCGGAGTGCTATCGGGGGGGAATCCCAAGACGAGGTGGAGATGCGTTTCCTTAGGGAACAGTCTGAGGATCAAGATCGGCGATTGCTTCCACCAAAAGAGCGGGATGTTAGCTTGATGGAAGAAGCTATTTGGTGGCCCGTGAAGTACCTCGGCGGGGACCGGGCCAACAACGTCAAGATCACGCGCTGGGCGGCGCGGGCGGCGCGCGGCTATCCGGGCGGGCGGAGCATTGTGCTTGTCGAGCAGGAGGCCCGCCAGATCGCGCGGGGCCTGGCCAGCGACCGCGTCGCGGTCAGGTAGTGCCACCCCACTAGCCAAGGAATAGACTTCGCGCTAATAGGGCCTTCTCTGGACGTTTTTGGGGATACGCCTAATCTTGGACCCTCTCGCCCGCGCCTGGCTCGAAGAATTGAACCTCCTCCACCGCCTGGCCGACGATTTGGTCGCCCACGAACGCGAAAAAATCCTCGCCAAAGCGCACGCCGCGGCCGACCGGGTGCGCAGCCACTTCAGCAAGCTCAAGTCGGCCGGCGAGCTCAAGCGAATGTGCTCCGCGTATCGGAAGTTCAGGCTATCGAAACAGGGACGGGTTCAGCCGTGGCCGCGCGTGGTGCTGCGGCTTCAAACCAACGTGGTCAGGGCGATGGCGCGGGAGCAGGCGTCACGGGCTCGGCGGGGGATTGCGGGCTAGACCCATCCCTGGCTTGTCCGTCATGGCTAACTCTCCTTGAACACCACAACGCTAAGATCTGAGAGTACCTGCGACCGCGCCGTCGCGAGCAGTTGCTCCTGGCCGATCAACTTGTGTATGTCGGACCACACGCTGTGCTGCAAGTCGAACGGCAGCTTGCCACGCATCCAGTCGTAGGGCGTCTTGGGGTTGATCCCGAGCGCTGTGGCGAGCGGCGTCGTCCAGTCGTTGCCGTACAGCGTGCGGCCCACCGTTTCGAGAAGGTGTTGCGCGGTCATGGTTTTTCCTCTCCGTCGCGCAGCAGTTTTTCGAGGTCTGAAATCTTGATGAACTCAATGGGGTTTTCGATTTCGCAGCCGTTCGGCCAAGGATACCACCGGACAAATTTTACCTCCCAGCTAGAGACACTCCAACCATTGGCATTCCTCAGTAGAACCGGCTCTGCGCTGCCGTCGTGTTCTGCTATGGGGCGGAGGCGGGTCATCGGGCGGGCCTCCAGAATTTGACGTCAGCCCCGCCACTAGTTCCACACCATGCCCAATCAAACGCCCTAGCCTTTTCTGCCGTAACTCTAGCTCCGCAGCGAAGCAGGATGTCAACCGATGCGTCCCCATCTACGGGGCAAGGCCCGCCGTCGTGCTTGAACCACCCATCGGCGTCTGCGGCGGGCTCGGGAGTACGTGCGTTAACGACAGCTTCGAACGCTTTGCGGGTTTCCTCGTGATGGTCTGGCCGTCCCTTGGCCGCTGCGTAGCCAAGCCGGAAGCTTTCGAAATCGATCTTCATGGCAACAACACTCCAGCCTTGAGCGCGAGTCCGCGCACCATCAGGCAGTGCCGCCGGAGTTGGTCGTTGGTCATCGCGGCCATTCCCGCCTCGACTTCGACGATTGCGTTCGCGATCGTTTCGATTTGCACGGAACTGTCGCCGGTCGAATTGAAAACAGCGATGGCGCGGACAGCATCTCCACTGAGTCGGAGTCCGCAGGGCTGCGCCGATCCGATCATGTAACCCATTCCGATATCGACGCTTTCGTCAGCCGATGCTGGTGCGGCGAGCAGCGCGCCAGCGAAAATCGTGGTGATCAGTTTCATGGCTCAATCCGCCTGCTTGCGAGCGAGCTTTTCATAGTGGTCGAACTCGCGATTTTGTCTGAACTCGTACACGTCCGGCGTGAACGCGAACGGTTCGTGTGTGTCGAACGGGCGCTGATGCGTCAGCGCGTTGTGCTCATCGAGAAATGCGTAGAGGATTCGCATCCCGGCCGGCGGCGAAGGGTGTTCAAGCACGGTCGCCCCGGCGCGGTCCAGGACGTGGTGATGTCCGGTCTCGCTGTGCCCCATGACAAACACGTCGCCGTCAGGGCTGACCGGTTTTGCTCCGGCTGGGATTTCGGATCGCGAAATCCTCCGTATGCTGAGTTCGCCTTGTGCCGCATGTGTGTCGAACGTCTTCATCGCAGTTATCCTATGTTCTGATTTGAGGGTGAGTGTAGTTTTTTGAGGACATGCCGTCCATCCACGCCTTCGCTTCCAAGATGGTTTTTACGCTGTTGGGAACGCCGATCACAAATTCTCTGCCAGTGCCGCAGGTGGCCCGGACAAACTTACAGCGTTCTTTGATGTCAGGCAATTTCACGCTGATCAGCGTTCCAATCAGTGGATCGCCGTCATCGTCGATGACTTTTTCATCAAGTTCCTTGACTATTTGGGCCCATCCCAAAATCTGGCCACAGGCGACCCGGCGCTGCTCGAGGTTGGGCCATGTCAACGCTTGCGCGGCGCTCAGCGATTTTCGGTCCATGATCCAATTTTTGGGAACCTCGACGCCGTTCCACCAATAGGATTCGATGTCTTTCATCCAAACAAAGGCGGGGCCGGTTTCGCAATGTAATTTCCGATCAACATTGGTTTTCAACGTTGCAGGAATCGTCGCGACATAAATTTTATCCTCCGTGACGCACGTCGAAAACGCCCCACGTTCGAAAGCTTCAAAAATCGGAAACCAAACCTTAAATTCAGTTTCTTGCTTTCCCTCCAAAGCACAGATTGCGTATGTGGCGCGCCAACTTAGTTCGTCTACCGCCAGCCGCGCCAGCC